CCCCTATTAAAATAAAAATATTTTTTTAAGCCCCCCTATACACGAAATAAACTTCGCACTTTTATTAAATAAAAAAACCTACTCTAAAGTAGGTTTAATTAGTTGTGTATTGTTTAGTATTAAAATTCTAAATCTTCATCTGTACTTTCAGAAGCATCAGTTTCGGTTTCTACTACTGGAACTTCTGCTTTAGCTAAATACGTTTTAAGATACGCTTCAAGTATATTAAAAACTTCATCGGCTTGGTCTGCTTCTGAATCTGAAATAGAACATAAAAATGTAAACTCAGGAACTGAAAACTTAACAGCTCCTTTTTTACCATCTTTAGCGGTTTTAACCTCAATCCATTCATCAGCTAAACGAGAACGTGTTTTTTGTGTAAACTCGCCCCACGCTTGAACGCTTGAACCTTTAAGTTGTAAGTTTGCCAATGTTCCATCTTCAAGCATTATATAAATAGATTTCACATAATGACCACCAGATGACTTTACTTTCTCTTTGATGTCTTTATAAAGTCCTTTTGCAATTTCATTCCCTTTGAATGGTTTTACAATCATTGTTTCTTGTGAAATAAATTTCACTTCGTTTGAGAAAATTGCTGATTGTGTTGCATCATTCCAACCTTTAATGCAGTGCATTTCGTCAAGTACTAAAAACTTAAAAGGTAAAGGGATTTGTTCATTTGAACTTGTTTCTTTGTTGTAGAATGAGAAACATTTGTCGTTTGATTTCCAGTCGATAAATTTAGTAGCTGGATTACTTTGTGGCGTTTGGAACGCTTTTTTCCTGTTTGATTGTGTATTCATTATAATATATTATTTATGGTCTGAAATTATGATGCCCAAACCTTGCATCTGTTATTATGATGTTGTAAATATAGTAATTTAAAATGATATAGCCAAACTTGACTTTCTTGGTGTTGTTGAAACTTTGGGAACGATTACGCCAGCTTCATCGTAAATCTCTTTATCTGACTTTAAAGCAAGTTTTAAAAGTTCTTCACGTTCTTTTAACTCTTTTGTAATATCGCTCCAAATTTCGCATTCTTTGAAGTTTATAGTATTGCCGCCATCTCTAAAAGTCCCTTTTAAACCAAACTCCTCAAAGTTTTCTTGTGGAATAACTTTAATTAACTCGGTATTAACTACGTCTAACGCTTCTTGAAGTCTTTTAGCTTGTGCTAATAACTCAAATTTGTTTACATTTCCTTTGTCTAAAAGTTCTGTAATAAATTTCTTTGCTCCGAATTGTATTTCTTTTTTGTTTGGTAAAAAGTTTGATGTTTGAATTTCTTGTTCTCGCATCAACATAAATAAGTCTTTACTCATAATTTTATACGTTATGTTGTTTTACAATTTCTTTAGTATCATAATTCTGAAAGCATTGATAAGGCGTTAATCCGTTCCAGTACATTTGAAAACGATACACTTGTTGTTTAGTTCTTTTGTTGTGGAATGTATATCCGCTTACTTCGTTACAGAAGTCCATAAATGATTGTTGCATAGTTAATTATTTTTATCAAATTTAATCTATTGCTTTGTTTTACGCAATAGGTGGGGTTAGTTTAGAATGAATTAAAATAACTTCTGTTGTGAAACATGGTTGTTAATTCTTTGAATTGATTTGTCGAAGTATTCTTTGTCAAGTTCACAGGCGGTTAATTCAAATCCGTAATCGTGACAGGCTATTGCAATGCTACCAGAACCTAAATGAGTATCTAAAATTTTATCTCCTTTGTTTGCATAGTTTTTTAAAAGCCATCTATATAATTTTTCGGGTTTTTGAGTTGGATGAATACTACCGCCTTTTTGAGCAATTAAACCTCTGTTTATGTTTATTTGTCTTGTTGCTTTTTGGAAACTACTATAAGCAATTTCGCCATCACTCATACTTAATCCTTCTTGACCTTTAAACCAAAAAATCCAACCCATCGAACTATTGTTTAAATGTTCAACAAAATAGTTTGCACCCCAAATAATTTGATTTTTAGAAACCCTAAATAATTCTTTAAAGTATTCCTTACTTGGTATTGCATTATCCCAGTCTTTTTGTTTGTGTGCTTTACGTTTATGTTTTGGATTTTTAGTAAAGGTTTCAGTTTGTCCACCTCTTTCAATCCCATAGGGTGGGTCAACAATTGCTAAATCGAAGTAATTATCAGGGTAACGCGCCATTAAAAGAATATTATCTTCTTGAGTGATTGTTATTTTATCTGTTATTTTCATATCTTAAACAATATTTTTTCAATTAATTTTCGTTTGTAATACATTTTATTATACTCTTTTTTTCGCTCTTTATTTTTAGCGTACCAAATTCGAGTTTTTTCGGCTTTAGTCATTACATAAAATTTAGTTTACTTTCTCTTACTTCCCAAATAGTATGAACGTAAATTACTTCGGGAATATTTATATTTTTTTCATTAAAATTTATAATATCATAAACTTCGCCTTGAGTAAGTTCATATACTTTGTTTTTCTTTATAATACTTGGTTTTATTCCTAATTTTAACGCTCTTTGTCTTATAGTACTTTGACTATAATTATAAGACTCTGCTACTTCTTTTACTGAGTGCTTGTAGTTACTCATAAAAATTATCTTTAAAAAATTGCACCAATTCAATAGAGTCGTAATATCCTACTTCTTTTTCTTCTCTATTTTTTATAAACCACTCCGCAAACTTAATAGCAAAATCTTCTGTTATAGATATTTCTCCAACAACTCCAATAATATTATTTTCAAACTTTTCTCTTAACTTACTCATAACTTCTCATTTGCTAATTTTCTAACTATTTCGCCTAACTCGTAACTATTCGGAGTTGCTAAAATATATTTTAAAGGGATTTCTACTTTTCGGGTGTCTTCGACAATCCCCTCTCTAACAAAAGCCTCTTTAATATTTTCATCTTTGCATAGTTCTTTAACAAATTTTTCGGTTAAAGTGTATGTTTTTTCTTTTCCTATCTTTTTAAGTATATTTTCAGTATTCCATTCTTTGTAAGATATTATTTCTGCATATCTAGCATAATTTCCTCCTCCAAATAAACCAATATAATTATCAGTTCCTTTCATATAGTCATTTTCTTTTTTTGCTCCGAAAAAAGACATATCTTGTTTATTATAAAATATATTCCAATTTGAAATATCATATATTTTATTATTCCAAATACATTTAACCTCTTTCGCATTTTCAAAATGCTTTTTAACTTTCTCTAATGTTGGTGTTTTCATAACTTATAATTGTTTAAAATCGATTACTTCGATGTTGTTAATTTTATCATTTTCAAGTAGTTCAAATAGTTTATTATCACTTACTTTTTTTGCTTCAATACGTCTAAATGCTTCTGACATTTGCTCATCATTTGCGATGTTTCCACCGAGTGAAGAAAACCACGTTTGAAAGTTCTCGCACTCTTTTTGCCATTCGTTTATTTGTAATCGCATAAGTTTCTCTTTTTATCAATTAATATTTCAATTACTACTTCTTTTAATTTTTTACTTACTAAACTAATTCGATTAATCGATGGTTTGTTTATGAAAGCTAATATTTCGTTATCGGTTATCATAACTATTTTCTATTTAAAATTCTTAATGCTTTGTTACTCTGTTTGATGTAAAATTCACTAAGTCCCGATGCTTGTGCAGTATCTCGAATAAATAAAAGCACCTCAATCGCTTCGGCAATATTCTTTTCGGTTGTATAAATTGCACTTTCTAATGGCTCGAAATCGTCGTTATCTTTAGCGAATTGCATACACTCGGTAAGTATTACTGGCTCGGGTTGTTCAATTGGGTCAATTTCGTTAGGATTCATAAAATCTAAATCCGCTCTTGTGTTATCGTAGTTCATTACTCCGTTATTTTAAACTCTCATCTGCACATTTTTTCAATGCTTCAGATTGTAGTTGGTTAATAAAATTGTTTACTTGTTCTTTCATTGTATCGTGTTGGTCTTTTGGAACTACTCGACTAATTCTCATTGTAGTACTTTCTACTTTAAATTTTGGTGGTGCGCCTACTTTTTTAGTCATTTTTATTTATTTAAAGTTAGTAAATATGATTTCAAAGCATTATAAACAGCTTCAATTTGTTTGAAATTCTCAGTGTTTCTTTCTGTTAAAATAACTTCTGTTGATGCAAAAAATAAATCCCAATCTTTAATAGTTTTTTGCTTACATCCAATTTGTATTTTTTCTCCAATAATTGAAAAAGACCATTTGCAAAAAATAGGTAAAAAAGCAAATTCTTTATTTAAAGCTGATTCTAAGTTAGCCGAACGCAAGTTAGCTGATTCTAAGTTAGCTGATTCTAAGTTAGCTGATTCTAAGTTAGCTGATTCTAAGTTAGCTGATTCTAAGTTAGCTGATTCTAAGTTAGCTGATTCTAAGTTAGCCAAACGCAAGTTAGCCGAACGCAAGTCAGCTGATTCTAAGTTAGCCGAACGCAAGTTAGCTGATTCTAAGTTAGCTGATTCTAAGTCAGCTGATTCTAAGTTAGCCGAACGCAAGTCAGCTGATTCTAAGTTAGCCGAACGCAAGTTAGCGTAATTTAAACTTATGTTTTCTTTAATAGCTTTTTCAACAGCATCTTTAATAGTAGCGTTTTCTTTTTCATAAGTAAATAATACTTTTCCAAATATTGACTTAATTTCAATTTTTACCATAATTTCTATTTTTTAGTGATTAATTATACGCAAATATAATAATTTTATTTTAATTACAATACAATACAACACAATACAACACAATTTATATTAATTCTAAATAAAAAACCACCGATTAAGGTGGTTTAGTAGTTGTGGTGTTGGGGTTTAGTTAATTGTTTTTTATTCTTTCGTTAATAATATCAAAATACTTTTTTTCTTTTTCTATTAAAATATAGTTTCTATTAGTATTTAAACAAGCTATTGCAGTTGTTCCAGAACCAGCACAATTATCTAAAATAATATCATTTTCATTACTATATGTTTTAATTAAATATTCAAATAAAGCTACTGGTTTTTGTGTTGGATGCAATCTGTTTAATTGGTTACACTCTGCATTATACTTAGAATAGTTAATAATATTCTTTGGGTATCTTTTTTTATTATCATATCCATCTTTACTTTTTGCCACTCCAGATGCAACAGGAGTAGCACTACTTGAACTACTCCCTAAATTTATTGGTCTTATGTTTTTAGTTTGTGCATCTTCCATAATTGGGTAGTAATTAACCTTTCCTGCACTGCTAAAAACACAAACATCTTCTGTAACTATCATTGGTCTATACTTTGCTAATGCAAATGCTCCTGATAGTTCTTTATTCCACACCCAAGAGTGTTTGAAGTTTTTAATATTGCTTCCAATTAGCTTAGTAGTAAATGGCTGTGCTGAAAATAAAACTATTGCACCATTCGGCTTTATAATTCTATTATACTGCATCCAAAGTTTATCAAAAGGTATTATTTCATCCCAACTACAAGCCGTTGTTCCATAAGGTAAATCGCAAATAATCATATCAATACTTTTATCTTCAATTTCTTTCATTAATTCTAAACAATCACCTAATATTACTTTATTCATACCTCCCCACTTTCTTTTTTAACGTATTTTCTGCTCCAAATTACAAAGAATATGAATGCAGTAATACAGATTATTAATAATACCCAATTCCAAAAATTACCTTTTGTTGATTCTGTTTGCTTAACTTCAACTGACTTTTTAGCTTTTACATTTACTTTAACCGCTTTTTGTTCAATTTTAGCAACTTTCTCAACTTTGTTAGTAGTTATATTGTTTTTAACTTTTAGGTGTTTTAAAGTAACGTTTTTATAAGTTTTACCATTTACGATAATTTCTTTTGTATTGTCAACTGGAACTATTACTAATTCATCTGTATCGGTGCAATCAATAACTTTAACATTCGTATCGGTTTTCGTTTCACTTTTACTATTGTCGGTAATTTCGGTCTTTACCTTTTCGGTAGTATCTGATTTGTTTACTTTTCGAGTTCCACAACTAAATAGTAAAATAGTTGATAATAGGATTAGTTTAGTTTTCATTTTGTAATTGTTTTAATTTCAAGTTTTTTTATTTGTTTTTCTAATTGTATATTAGTAGTTAATAAAGCAAAACATAACATAATAAATATACCATTTAATATTGTATAATATGCATATTTATGGAAAGTACTTTTTTTATCATTAAGATTATATGCTACTAAGAAATAAAATAGCAACCAAAAAACTAATAGTGTCATTAAAAAATAATATCTGTTGTCCATAATCTCTCTATTTATTTAAGTTATTAAAAATTTCGTTTGCCTCTTTGCATTTATCTGTTAGTATCATAGTTATTCAAATATTTCAATCCATTCCCATTTTGTACTTCCATCATTGCATTGCCACATTTGTTGCAACATCAATTCTGTTTTTGCTGTGTTCTCATCAATTAGTATATATTTATACGCATATCTAAACTCGTTTGTTTTACACCATTCTTGTGTATAATAAACACTATTAATAGACTTTGTAGTTTTTTTTTCTTTCATAAAACTTCTTTTAAAAAATTAGTAATTTGTTTTATTTTTTCTTCTTTAGTTAAGTTTTCGTTTATGTGAAAACTATAACTTTTACTTGATTTCTGATAAGGTAAAAATACGATATTTACCTTTGTTGTTGTTTTTATTGGTGGTGACATAATTATTCATTATTTTTTACAAATGTAAATTGATTAATTTTTATAATATTCTTTGAAAACTTCCTGACACCCCTATAGGTCTTACCTAAACTTTTTGCATTTTCAGAAACGCTTTGTAAATTAAGCAAGTCAAATATATGTATCGCAATTGATACTAAACTGTCGTCATTTAAGTCTTTTATTTTATATTTATCATCGATAAACTTTATAATTTTCTCTGTGTTTTCAAAGTTTGACATGATAGTATCTTTTTTGATATTAATGATAGCAAGTAGTTACCTGCAAGGCTACCTTGACACTCCGATAACAGCATCGGGATATTCTTTACATGCTTCTAAATACTTTTCGACAAAAGGAACAAAATGTTCATACATTCCCCATCCATTAGGTGAATTAAAAGTTTCAAAATGTTCAGGTTTTGCTTTTAAATCAGCTAATCCTTTTTCAAGTAATTCAACTATTTCACTTGCCTTTGTTTTATCAATTTCTTCTGGTCGCCAAAGTGCTTCGTAAATTCCTGCTTCACCTGCCATTTTCCCTAAGTTATGGGTAATGTTTGCATCGTAAACGGTTTCATCTTCTTCTGTTAATGTTTTGCCAGCATCGTAGCTAATCCATTTTTTTCGTGTTAAATAAACGTCTAAACTCATTTTGTTTCTTTTTTAAAATACTACTGATAATCCGCCCAGCAGGTAACAGCGGTTTGTAGCAAAAAGGGCTGATGTGCTACATTCATCATTTGTGGTTCTAATCGGCAGTAGTGGTAAATTAAAACATCGTGCTTCTAAATCCCTTTCAGCTACAAGCCGAAATACGGTTATGCAACAGTTAATTCACGACCTATTAAAGAATAAAATAAGTTCTGAAGCTGATGTACATATTTTAAATAAACGTGTCCATATTTATATTCAACAGTATATCCATTTTCTTTTCTATATTTTATTGAGAAAGAACACCCTTCTTTTTTATATTTATCAGGAATATTAAATTCACATTTATTAAAACCTAATTTTAAAAGCCATTCTTCTGTTAATGGAATTGGTATTGAACATTTTAAATTTAATTCTAACAATGTAAAAAAAGCATCATCTACTTGAAATATTTCATCTGATCCTATTTCTTGTAAATAAATACCGAAACGCAATTCATTTGGTAAAATAACCGATTGCATAACAGCCGTTTGTATTAATTGCGGGGCTTGGGATTTATCTAAAAACATAATTTTTAAATTTAAAAGTTAGTATATATTTGTATGTTCAGTTTTCAATCATCCGCAACTGAACACAAGCGGGCAAAACGTTATAAGCCATTTTACAGAAAGAACTCGCTAAATTCAACTGTTCTTATTTTATCTTGTCTTTGATTTTCTGCGCAACCAACAGACCCAGTACTTCTACTTACTTTCTTTTTTGCCCATAAAACTAATGCAGTTTCACGTTCAGCCATTTGAGGAACCCATTTTACATAGCAATATTGTTCTCCAATAAATTTTGAAGCTTTTTCAAATTGTTCTTCGTTTCTAATAATAATTGATAATCCGTTTTTCATATTAATTAATTTTATAATGTTTAATTTCTGCGGTTTCTACATCTAAAAAATGATAGTATTCAGGGTCTTTTTTTGATGCATCTAAATGATTTTGTAAATCTCTTTTTGCTGATTCTAAATAATCTTTGTGAATATAATTTTTGAACATTTCGCATCCTGTTTTATCAGTTATGCAAACTACTATTGTGTTTTCTAAATCCATAAAAAAACGGCTTATAACATCGGTTTTGCTCTATTGCGGGTTCGGGCATAATTAGATGTTCGGTTTGTATTTGTTATTTTTGTTTTTAAATCTAAACTTTTGGCTTACTTTTCCGCAACAAAGCAAAGCCGAGAACCGTTAATGGCAATATTTGAAGTGCGTAAAATGAATAATTGCCATAGGTTGAGATAAATCGTAACCTTTAAACCATTCTTTAAAATCCGAAAGACTTAATCCATCATTTTCGGCTATAATATCAATGTTTGGCTCAAACTTATTATTTATCAAAGGATATTTTAAATTAGTAACTCCGTCTTTATCTTTGTAAAACTCTAATTTTTCAAGTGAAATTCCATCTGTATTTTTAAGATTAAAAACTTCTAGTTGTTTTGAAATATATGGCTTACCGGTCCAATTTCTAATAGATAAACAAGCTTCTCCTTTTTCAATTTTTTCAAATCTTTTTTGCCATAATAAAAAATTACCTCTAATTGTATGCTTTTTCAATAAGCTATTAATTTTCACAACAAAATTTGTTTCTAAACCACCTTTTTTGTGAGTTTTTGGGAATGTGTTTGAAATTATTAAAACGTATATTTTCATAATAAATTTTTTTAATACCGCATGCTACTGTAACAATACGCAAATTATTAAGTAAAAATCTGGTACAAATATAACATTAATTCTAATACTAATATCAGTATCAATGTAGTTTATAATTAGTCTAAATAAAGAAACCTATCAAATTAATGATAGGTTATAATAAAAGACTTTAAGTCAGTTCTTAAGGAATTATCTAAAAGTACGTTACTCCTTAATCTCAAAATGCATCCAATCATAATTCTTTTCACGTCCTAAACTAATAAATCCGTGTTTGTAGAAAATATCAATCATTTGTTTATATTCAGCACGTGCAAATCTTGCAGTTTTTGAAGTTTCTTTTAATTGATTTCTTTCAGGGTCAATGTCAATAGCTATTCCCCAACTATGACGTGAATATTCTGAACCCCCACGCATAGCACGAAAATTAAAGCAACCACCAAATAAATCAATTCCTAACTCAACAATTTTTTCGTAACCATAAACCTCTAATAACTCGGTAAATATTTTACCTAATTTGTCAGCTACTAATTTATGACATTGGATTTTATTTACTTTTACATTTTTATCCCAACTTAAACGCATTGGATAAGGTAGATTTAAAGTAGTTAAGTAGTTTGGATTCTTACTCGGAACACCATATTTTTGAGTAGCTTGTGTAGTTGTTATCATAACAATTCTAAAGTTTGGTTAAATAAATAAACATTTGTTCTTTTGTCTCCAAATATTTTGCTTTTTTCTGTAAATGTTTTTGGGTTTAAATTATGTATAAATAACTCAGGAATTCCAATAACATTTACACCTATCCAAAAATATACTCTAATTAGTTTTTTCATTTTATTTATCTGTTATTATTTTAAAAATAGTAATTATTAATGCGCCAGCTATTCCACGTCCCCACCATTTAGCGTTATCAATATCCTTTGCATGACTTTCAGACTTAATTTGTAACACCTCAACTTTTGATTTTACATCGTCAAGCATCGAAATAACACCTTTGTTTTTGTTTAATTCAGAACCTCCTAAAACTATTAGGATTTCTTTTTGCATTTCAGCAATATTCTTAACGTTCTCTCTTATATCTTTAATGTGTAAATCACGTCTTTCATCTTTAACTTCGAGTGCTTTCAATCTTTCGTCTGTTGTCGCCATAGTAAGGAGTTATGGTTCTAAATTAGTATTAATATTTTCGTTTGTTTTTTGAGTTCTATAAATTGAAAATCCACCAACGCCTAAAAATCCTAAAAAAACAAATTCTTTAACTTCAAAAGTAGGTAAAAAAATTGGAATAAAAGCATAGCAAGTAGCGACAAAAAAGCTACTAAAAGTTAGTAAACGTTTTTGTGACCATTTTCCGTTATTCCTTAAGGTATCATTTACTAAACTTATCATAATTTATATTCCTTTCAATTAGTAATATAATTGGTGTTGCTATTATTAAAATGCTCCAAAACTTGTAGTTAATATAATCAATAGGATAATTCAAATCAATCAATTTAAACACCAAAAAAATAAAAGAGAATAAATAACATTGCTTTTGGAATATGTTTAATTTACGATAAAGAAATAGTACTATAATAGCTGAAGCAATATAAAAAGGAGTATCTATACTATCTATAATTTGCCAATTGTTTAACCAAAAGTTAGTATCCATTATTAAAATAGATACTAAATTATAAAGTAATATAAACGCTCCTAAATTTTTCATTACTTTTCAGCAGGTTTGTGAGGACGTGGCGCACCAATATTACGCACTAATACTATATCATTTAACTCCGCATTATCTAACATTGTTTCAACTTCCTCAATTGTTTTCTTTTGCTCTTCTGTTAATTCTTTCATTATATTAATTATTAAGTGTTTCTAATATCAATCCAAGTGTTATTTTCTAAATCTACTTTAGCAAATTCTAACTCAATAGTTGGATAAAAGTCTACTGAGTTGTTCGGTTGTTCTGCATAAAAGTTTGTACTAACGTACATTCTGTTTTCGTCAAATAAATAATATTGCTTTTCCATAATTATACTATATCAGTTGAACTTGTTGTGCTTGAAGGTCCTAACTCTATGAATCTAATTAAATGATTTTCGACAATTGGAGTAGTGCTTACATTCGTTGCAAACGCTATAATTAAAGTACCAGCAGTTGAAGTAACTACTTCTATTGATATTGTCGCTCTCGCAAATGTTTGCGTACCTGTAGTCATTAATGCAGATGAAATAGTAGCGGAATTAAGAGCCGTATATGATGGTGTATTAGACGAAATAAGTGATGCGCTTTTGCACGCTAAACTTTGACCATTTACAGAAGTAATCCCTGCGCTTCCTAAAATTCCAAATTGTACAAAGTTAGTAGTTGTTGAAAGTCCGCTTAACTGAAATTGAACTTCTATCTTATAACGTGTATTTGCTTTTGCTGGAAAACTTCCGTTTCCACTACTTCCAGCATTAGATAGTTTTTGTAAAGCCGTTGAGCCTGTTCCAGTATAAGGACTTGATGAACTTATCCAAGACATTTTATTTTGCTTACTATCTATTTGCGTTTGAATTGAACTTGTAGCGTCATTAAACGTTTTCTGGTTATCTGTTTGATATCGTTTATTTGAAGAGTCTGGAACATCCGCAGTACTACCTATTAATCCGTTTGTAATTTGGATATAAACCGAACCACTCCAACGATATTGCTTGCTACTTTGCCCCGTTGTCAAATCAACATATATTTTACCGACTTCGCCAGTAATTGCTGTAGTATGCGAACTTTCAGCATAGAATACACCCGCGTTTAAATATCCGTCTATAATGTCGTCAACGTAGCTAGGTAAAAATTCACTAGGTATAAGGACAGAGGCGTTTAAAGGCACATATCCATTAGAAGCTCCTTTATTTGAAATATCCTCAATTCCGAAATAGTCTTGGTCTTGAAACTCTGCTGTTCTTTCATTTGTCAAATTAGTACCTTTCAAAGTCATTGACTTTGTCGGATTACCTCCAAATTGAGTAACTAACTCACTTGCTTTAATCCTAAAAGTTCCCAAATCAACATCAGCATTAGCATTACTTCCGTCACGTTTTAGGGCGTCTGCATTGTCTGCTGTGATGTCACTTTCAAAAGCTAAAGTTTCATCTCCGAAACCAGAATCTTTTAAAAGATAATTACCCCCAACATCTGAAGTATTTTTTATAAAATTAATAAATGTATCAACAAATTGCAAGTAAGTATTTCTAACACCGCCACCACCAAAAGTAGTAACTGCCATTTCATCATCTACTAAAGTTCTATAAGGTGTACCACTTTTTACTATTAAAGACTGAACACCTATACCATCTGTAGTTTCATTCCCCTCTGTTGTAACTTCTTGAAGTGTTGGGGTTGTGCTTACGCCTCCGCTTAATTCGACAAAGTTTACATTTCGTTTAATTCCTTCAAAGAAGAAACCATTTACAACAACACTACCAGCGTGGTCAGAAATTAAAACTAATTCGCCGAGTGCTAATCTTACCTCTTCACTTCCTACGTAAAAACCTGTGAATATAGTTCTTTGATGCGCTCCTGTATCTTTAATTTGCTCCTCGTGAATTATTATCTCGAATTCTTTTGATGTTCCAATTCCTAATCTTAAAACACATTTAAAAACTTGATTCGCAGTCGCTGTAGTTACGTTAATATCTACTCTTAATTTTACCAAATCCCCAACACCTAATTCGTCTAATACGATGTTATTCGTTGTAGGGTCAAATAAGCGGGTAACTCCGTGTGTTGGATGGTCGATATTAGTATAAGCACCAATACAATCATTACTTAATTTCTTTTCGGTATTAGCTACTAATGTAAGTGGTGTAGTATTATCGTTATTGTAATCGAAAAAACCAATAGTATTGACGTAATTGTTTAATGTTGGTTTGTTCTTAATATAGTCATCTGCTGTATTATCGCTTTGCGACCAATCAGATTGAACATTAACCTCAGCACCATCTTCAATCCCTAAAAGTTTAGTTTTAAGTGCATCTGTAAAATCATTTGTACTTAATTCTTTTCCTGTTTCTTTATCAACTTTACCTGTATAAAGTTCGGTATTCATATCATTTTGATGGTCAAAAGCAACTCTTAACTCATCCCCTAATCCGTCGTTAGGACTTGAAATATCGTGTATTATCTGTGCCATATTAATACCATTGAATTAAGTTAGTTGTTTCTTTTTTTTCTTGCTTATTATACTCAGGAATATCAATTGTTTTCATAAATTCATAGAAATTAGTTTCGTAACTTATCGCTATACTTTCATGATTTTTACCTAAAGTATTAATCTCGCTTGGTGTTGGCTGTGTTCCGTTTTCAATATTCATTTTAAACGTTCCAGCATTGCTTATTTTAGCGTTGTTCAAAGATAAGTAAATTGAAACAGAAAAAAAAGAAAGCATAAACGAAATATAATCGTTGTAGATTGTTAAATAATTACCAACTAAGTCATTATTTTTATAATCAGTTAGTATTTTATTATACAAATCTAATCCTAAAATTCTTTTTATATGTGTTGATTGCGCAATATTAATAGATGGATTAAGGCTGTCAGTATCAATATTACCGCCTATTCCTGTTAATTGTACAATATCGTTTGCTTTTACTAATAGTGTTATCATAGTTATTGATTTGTTTCTATTTTTTCCTCTTCAAAATTCTTAAAATCTAAATTATAATTACCATCAATTACTTTAAAGACTTTCATTAATCCGTCTAAAATAACCTCACGCATCGGGTTAATATTTCTTCTATACAATTGTTTAGTAGATATCGCAATTTCATCTGCATTGTTTGAGAATCCGTTAGAGTTTCCACTTCCAGCAAATAAGATAGGCGGCGCACTATGACCAACTATAATTTTTCTTTCGGCTTCTTCGCTATAAAATACATTTTGTTGGTTTAATTCAGGCGGGTGCAATTGGTCAACTACCAAACTCTCTTCAGCACCCTCGTTAAAAGATATTAATACAGCACTTTGGTTTTCAGTCCCTACTGCTTTTTCACGTACTTTTTTAGCTTGTTCTTTTGCGACTTCTTCGTCTGTAATTCTACCATTATTATAATTAATAATGGTCATAGCACTCATTGAGTTATAGAAGTGTTTTATACCAGCGTTTGAAAGTTCGCCCTCTACTTTACACCAACGAATACAACTGAAATAATCGGGTATAGGGAAGAATGGCTCACTCGTTGGATTGCGAATTAATAACGCTTCAACATCTTGTCCATCTTTGTAAACTCCTGTAAAAATAGGAATAAACTCTCTTTTATAACGTCCGTAATTAGTCCAATCCCAACTATACCAATATCCATCAACTTTTAAATTATCGGTTACATTAATACCAAGTTTATAAACTGGCAAATATTCAATTTTTAATATTTTCTTTTCGTGCCAAATAATCTGTATTGAATATCCTCCGAATAGCTTATGATCCTTACATATTAGTTTAGCGTCTTCTTTACTTAAGATATGAGAAACTTTTAAACCTCCTTTATCAATTAAACCCTCGCCATAAATAAAGTTAACCATTGCGTTAATAATTGACGCGTTGGTTGGGCTATCGTCGTAAGCATCTTGGTAGCTTTTATAGTTCTTATTATTAACTCCGTTAGTAATCCATTTGCGCCCCATTACTGGCTTAATATCAATAGGCTCGAACTTACTAAACTTCATAGTGCTTTCAAACACTTGAGGCGAACTATTCATATTGGAATTTTGAGTTTGATTGACTTCCATAAGTGTAATTTTGTACGTCGGTATTTTCTTCTAAAAATAAAAGTTTTCCTAAATAAATAATATCAGTTCCATTTTTAATTTCGACTTCATATTTATTTGAAACTTTGAAATCTGCATTATTTTCTAAAGTAATATTTAATTTTTCGTTTACTGAAAAGGAAAAATTAGATACTATTTTTAAATCAGAATCCTCATTTCTTAAAGTTACCGATAACGTATCGTTAATAGTTGGGTATTTTCGTGGAATTAAAGAAAAGTTTAAATCAGTATCGATAAAAAGTACTTTCATTTTCTTTATTTTTTATAAAAAAAGGCGAGTTTATCCCGCCTTTCTATGTTTAATTTATCATTATGATTAATAAGTCATAATTGCAGCAGCGTAATCTACTAAAGCGTCACCTGAAAGAACGTATAAACTTGAATAATCAGGCTCATCTGTTGTGATGTTTACCATAAATCCGTTTCTATCTGTTGCAGTAGCTCCTGAATCACTATCAGAAGTCAATACGTCTGCTCCATTTTGAGAACCAGCACAAACTATCGAACCATCTTTGTATTCAATAAACAAAGTCCATTGGCGTTCTGCTAATGTTTGCTCTATTTTAGCAATATCTAAACGAGTAGTTACATCGGGCGGAATAGCTAACATTAAAGGGAAAGTTCCTTTTACGTTAGTTGAGTTAGTGTCTTCTCCTGTTGTTCTTGTTTCGGTATATTTTGAAGTAGTTGATTTAACCTCAAATCTTGAAAGTTCAGCAGCTCCATAAACAGCAGCTACATCAACAACACCAGCCGAAGTAGTAGCTATTCTGTTCATAGGGTCGTATAAACCAAATGAAATAGCACGGACACCAGCGATTGACTTAACGCATGGTTTCTTTAAACTTTTTGTAAGTGTTTTACAAACTATTGACATAATTTTTAAGTTTTAAAAGGGCGGTATTTCACGCCCTTGTTAATATTATACCCCGTAAATAACATTAGAAGCTTGACGTGCTACATGAACAGCCCAAGCGTTTACATTTCTAAAGTATTTAACGTCAGAACCATTTGCGTATTCTCCAACTTCCATTGTATTATCATCAGAAGCTAAATCCATCTCTACTGATAAAGAGTTGTTAGGTGTTCCAAAAACAACATTTTCAGGTAATTGTACAAAATTAATTGTCAAACCATTATAACTCATTTCTCCATTTTCCCAAAGGAAATTTTTATTTGATGCAGCACCAACTGAGTTATTAGCAATCATCATAAATGCTTTATGTGATAATGGTGCATTTAAGATATAAGGGTTAATAGTATTCTCTCTATCAACTGCTGGTATAGCAGCGTATATTTTTGCGTATTCAGCAGCAATATTACTCGCATCAATTGTAGTTCCTAAAACTTTTATAAAAGTTCCCAATCCAGCTGTTTTACTTGCGTTACTTGAATTATACAAAGCCGTTGCCAACCATCCATCTCTTAATGTTGGAGTTAATGCAGCTACTTTTGTTTTTCCAGCAGCAGAAATAGAACCCTGTGCATTGTTAGCAGTTAAAGCAGCAATTGCAGTTTGTGTAGCTGCTGTAATTCCTTGCCATCTTTGTTTAGTAGCATTGTTTTCAACTCTTGCTCCTAATTGCGAAGTCGCTAATTGTACAAATCTTGAACTATCAATATTCATAGCTCCAGCACTCATATCTTCAGCAAAAGGTGTATCTCTTAAAGTATCTTGTAAAATATCAATTTTAGTTTCACCTTTAACTAAATTAATTTGATAGTCAAATAAATTGAAGCCACCATCAGCAGTAAGAGCTTGACCTGTATAGGCTTGTTCTGTTGCTGTTGTAGATGTTTCAGTTTTTACCATTCCGTGTTTAGTACCTGTATTAAGTACTACGTGACCTTTTGCAATTGAAGTGTCTTTATATAGCAATTCTAATGCTAATTCTTCAATTTGTTTTCCTCTTACTACAACCTTACCCGTGTAGTCTAATCCTGTGTTTGCCATAGCTTATTAGTTAGTTTTGTGTTGTTTTTTAAATTTTTCTAATCTTATTTCTTCCTGTGTCATTGCTTTTTCAGTAGGAACATTTTTTACCATTTTCACTTCAACAATTTCTCCTTTTAATTTTTCAATCTCGGTAGTCATTGTAGTTAGTGATGTTTCCGATTTTACTTTCTCTGCTTTTAAACTTGCGTTTTCAGCTTTTAATGCTTCATTTTCAGAAGTTAAGTTATCAATTTGCATTTGCAAATCCTCAACATCAACTGCTGGCTCTGCATTTTCTTCTGCTAATGGTCCGCCTTCTTTTGCTGCTTCTGCTGCAATTTCCTCAGGTGTTTTAGCTGGTGGTGTTTCAACTGCAAAAAACGCCTTAAGCGTGTCCCACAAAGTTTGCGGGTTTTTTTCTGTATTCATATTAATTGTGTTTGTGGTTACTTCTTCAATTTTGGTAAAACCCTCGATACTTAATCCGTCAAGTTTACCTTCTTTAACATCATTCCAAATAGCATCGTTCTCAATTTTAAAACCCATTACTAAAGAACCATTTGGAGCGTTTAATCCTAATTCTTTTGATTTGTCAACTTCGCTATTAGCAACTATCCAACTTTCAAAAGGGAATACACCATCTGTATTAAATTGAGCGTGATTAATATTAGTTGATAAATCTTGTTTTCTAAAATATTGTTGTTGAAAATCTTCAATAGCTTGTTCATCATAAAACACTTGTGCTGGTTCGCCATTAATATCTTTGCGAAATATTAACTTATTAGGAATCATTGCGACTGAATAAACTACTCTCTTTTCATCATTAGCAAAGTATAGTTTTTCTTCTTGCTCAGCATTGAATTTTAAAAGCGTTTCCTCAATAGCTGGGTCTTTTACCAAGCTTACTTTGTGACCTCCTTTAAATGTGATTTTATATGTTTTCATAACTTTGAAATTCTTATTTTATAAACAAAATTTTTAACCTCATATAAATTGATGCATAGCCCTATTTTTAAAAAAAAATATCCTAATATTTGTATTAACTTATTATTCACTATTAACTCTGTTTTTGTTTTCATTTTTTTTTAACGTAAAAAATCCTTAACCGAAATTAATCGATTAAGGATTTGATTTGTACTTGTGTTGTTTTCACGTTCATTTTTTGATTGGTATAGTGAGTCTTCACACTATTTAATTCTACAAATATATTAATTATTTTTAATTAATCTAAATAAAATTATATTTTTTTTATCCTCCAATTGAATTTTCTGAAACCGCTTTATTATGCAGTAATAAACCTGTTGAAACTTCGCCCATTGTAACGTATGCTTTTATCGGCGGTTGCTCATTTAATTTTCCTCCTAAACTTGTAGCGATTTGATTTTCTTTACTTGTTTGAAAAGACATTTGAGGCGTTGCGCTTGAAGCATTTGTAACACCGCTACCTGCACTTGGTGCACTTCCACCTCCCAATGCTTGTAATGCTTTATTTGTATTAGAAACTATTGATGTTGCCCCTAAAACCCCTTGAGCAATATGTACCCCTGACCACGGCATACCAAAAGTCAAAGGACTTGCAGTATTATCTTTAGAAACTTGTTCAACTGTATTTACAGCTAATTTACCCAAAGCAACGCCACTTTCAGCAATTATAATTCCTTTTTGTATATTTTTATTCTTACCAAAAATATCTTTTGCAACAGATAATCCTTGTTCTGCTAATCCTAAAGTAGCTTCTTGAATAGCTTTCTTTTGTTCTAATTTATTTTTTTCAATTTCTAATTCTTTATCCGATTTTGTTTTTTTATTATCAATATCAATTTGTTGATATTTTAAATTAACATCATTCAACTCATTTAATTGCGCTATTTCTAATTCAGAAATATCTAATCCATGTTGTTTTGCTAATTCAATTTTCTCAAAATACTTATCTTTTATTTGCCGTAATTCTACTTCTTTTGCGCTAAGTCCTCTATTTATATTGTCCTCTGTAGCTTTATCAATATCATTTCTTGAATTATTAAAAGAGTCTTCATCTATTTTCTTTTTAGACTTTAATAATTGCCTATATGCTTTTAATTCCTCTTCGTCTGATTTCTTTCTTTCTTCTGCATCTTTTTTATTTATTTCTCTTACGCTTAATAAATAACCTGCTCTGTCATTTTTTAATTTATCTAATGCGTCTTGACTTTCTTTAACTACTTTGTCACCATCGCTTTTAGTTTTCTCAGGGTCGAAACCTAATTTAGTTAAGTAATCACTTGCTTTATCTCCTAACGCTTCGTCAAGTCTTCCTTTAATCTTAACGCCAGGAATTTTATTTAATAAATCAATAATTCCATTAATAGATTCAGCACCTGTTTTGTATAAGAATCTTAAAGGTGTTGAAACAAAATCAATGTAAGACTTAAGCATCTCGTAGTTTCTCTTTGCTCCGTCTACTGCTAACTTATTAGTTTGTATTTGGTTTTTCTGATTTATCTCAGTAGCTTGTATAGCCTCATCGGTTTGCTTAACTTTAATTGCTAATATTTCCTTTTCGCTTTTACCTTGAAGTTTTAAAATATTATCTTGACTTCCTAACGCTTTTAATTTTTCATTTTCAGCATTTACATTTTCTTGTGATAATGCGTTTAGCTTTTTTTGTTCAGCACTTACGCCACTAACAGCTTCTTTAATGTCATCCCAATAAGTATAAATAGCACCTAAAGCTATTACAAGTAATCCTATTCCTGTGCTTCCAATAGCTGATTTAATTCCTTTAAACGCATCAATAGCTGTCGTTTTTAATACTTGGAATTGGTCACCTAACTCGCTTAAACCGCTTAACGCTTGACCGAAAGCCATTGCTGATTGAACTTTTAAAAGTGTTTTAGCGGTATCTTCTGATTGGTCACCAAATAAAGCCATTCCGCTTACTACTCCAGTCATTGCAGTACCAGCTAATGATGTAGCAGCGGTTAATGCTTTCATCTTTTGGTCAGGATTGAACTTGTCTACTAAATCCTTTGCAAAAGCCATTTGGTCTTTTAACTCCGCTACTTTTTTAGCTGCTTTAACCGCTTCTTGTGACGTTTCTCCGTAAGTTTGCGATACTTTTAATAACTCCTGATTAGCTTGGCGTAATTGAGTTTTAAAAGATGACATCGATTGCTCGTTTTTCTTTGTCGAAGCCGTGTTTTTATCCTGAGAATCGGTTACATTATCAACAGAATTTGCTAAAACTTCTACTTCTTTTGCAGTAGTTTCAGCGTTTGTGTTATAATTTAGCTCAATATTCTGTCTAATATCTTCCATTTATTAGTAATTTAGTAGTGTTATTTTTGTTTTTCCTGTTGTTTTGTCGATTTGAGCATCTAAGATTGTGAATCTATTTTCCATTATTATAACATCATTCTGTAATCTAAATCCTGTCGGTGTAGTATTTTGCGTAAATTCGTTTAAATACATTTCGTTTGTTGGTAAATTAAGTGTAAAACTTTGAGCCATTACATTAGGGTCGATTAATCTTTCGAGTTGCTTTTGATAATACATACTATAAAGATTATTTGGATAGGTATTGCCCTCGAAAACAAGTATTGAAAACCCTAAACTATCTCCATTATTTTGTATTAAAAATGGTAATGTTAATTGATAAGTGCTTTTCGATATTACTACTGGCGCAGTCGAACCCGATTGAAATAAATAATATTCTGTTAATGTTTGAATACCATTATTATAGAATATTGTAGGCTCATCATAATTTGGTTTATATCTGCTTTCTCCAGAACCTCCAATACTTGGTGCATCGCTTGTAAATCCGTATGCGCTTAAAAAATCAGTAGTTCCCTCAATTGTTACTGGTGGTATAATACTAAATCCTGTTTCTATTTTAAATTCTTTTGCTTCTGCTGGTTTAACCTCAGGGAAATATATCTGTCCATATTCGCTTCCGTAAATTCTTTTATAATCAACATTACTTCTATACTTCGATGTAACGTGTTTTAAGTTGTAATAATTGTATTGTTCTACACTTGCTTTTGAGTGTTCTTTAATATCGACGTATGGTGTGTAATCTACTTCTAACTTTGAGTATACTTGGTCGGTTTCTTCAATATTAGCTGGTGTAAGAAAAAACAAATTATCATTATCTGGAGAACTATCGTATATTGCTAAATTGAAAGTTTTAATTAACGATGTAAGAAAGTCAAGTACTTTCATATTTGGCAACGCTTTGAACACATTTATTGTAGCAAATGAATTGTTTGATGCAAAATAAGTATTACCATTTTCATATTGATAAAAGTCAAAATAATATCTTTGAAAACCAAATGAGAATTCAGTTTTTTCATATTTAAAAGATAAATTTGTTCTAGTATATTCAAATGTTACAGGATTAGAAAATTGCAAATAAACATAAAATTCTAATTCATTACCTACAAAAAAATCATCCTGTATTTTTATTTGTCCTTTAAAATTACCCTCGCTATAATCTTGTGTAGTTGAGGTTATAAGTTCACCTGTTGTTTTTGATACTAATAATATATCTAATTTATTTTCGCCTGTACTTGAAACGTTATATAAGTTTTGAAAGTTAATATTAAATTCGCAATAAGGATAAATAGTCCAATATATATCTGTAATACTATTCTTTATTATTTTATAAGCGTTTAACGATTGAGTTATTGAGTATTTTCTTTCTGATGTAGCACTTGAAATAGGTTGGTTACCACCATTCCCAACTACAATTGAATAAGCAGTAAGCATACTATTATCGCACTTTAATTTTATTTGCGAAGTTTTGTTTATAATTTCAGTATTACACCACATAAACGCCTTAGCAAACTCAGATCTTTGCGCTATTGGTAATTCAATAAGTAGGTTGTATTTCTTTTTAATAAACTCTAATATTGAATTTAAGTTTACTGCTGGTCTTAATTCACTTGAATTTATATATCCTGTACTACCTACTATAATATTATCTAATGCAACTGGATTACTATTGTATTGCCAAACTCTATTATTAGATATTAAAGGAACGTATACCTTTGTTTGAACACCATCGAAAGTATATGTTTCAGTACTACTTATTAAATCAGAAACGTGGTCACGTGTCCATTGAATTAATGCGGTATCGGTTAAATCCTGTATCGTTTCATCCCCTAGCTTATCTTTTAAATTAGTTACTGACGTGGCGAATGAAGCCAAAAACGATTGTGCTTTATTATTTTCGTATTTAACTGATTTTAATTTCAGAAATCCAAAAGAATCTAATTGACCACCTACATATATTTTGCAGTAATATTTAGAATCGGTTTTAATTTTAATAACATCCGTATCGCCATAAAATCCTAAATATTTACGATTATTATTTGATGCTTCAAAAGTGAAATCTTGAGAGTAAGGAGCGAAAACTTTTGTAATATCGTTTAAGTCCTTACTTGCGTATTTCATTACAATAGTTTCGTCTTTGTACAAATCGAGTTGATTGTAAGTAAGTCCGTCAAGTGAAACATATACATCGGTTTTCATTATAATATTTTATTTGAAGTTTCCTCTAATTTCAAAGAGTAATTAATATCGGTCTTATTATTTAATCTTGTTTTTCTTATAAATTCAGCATCTGGAATATAAACAGGAATTTGTCTAAAAGTTTTATAAAAAGATAAATAGTCATCTGTGACTGTTGTATTATCGATAGTAATTGTTTCGTCATCAATTGTAATATAGGTGTTATCAATTGTCAATCCTATTGTTGTTGTAGTTTGCAAATCGCCTTTAAATTCAATCAAATAAATCTTTTCAGAATATAGTATCTCCTCGTAAATCTGCACCATATCCTCGTTTAAGTTACCTGTGTTTATTTGGTATGTTTGTGGATTTTCTAATTTAGTACGCCCTTTATGGTGTTGATAACGATTGTCAACATTACTACTATCACGAAACGCTCTGTTTGAATATTCAGTAGTTATTTTAGTTGATACAATAGTTTTTCCAAAAGGTGTAAACATTGACCACAAACCACGCTTATCTAAATAAACAATTACATAAGGGTCACGGCTACATTTTAAATTAGTTGTAGGCGTATCACGTACCAATGTAATTATATTATTACTTGTAGCATCGGAAACGCTTTTAGTAAAGTCGAATGATTGATTAAAATAATTTGGTACTTTGTGGTTATAATATTTTTGTGCTACAACTCCGAAGCCTATACTACCGTTAGGATTAATACCATTACTACCTAACAACGATTGTTCATAGTTCCAACGATAACCAAGAGTTACGAAGTATGTAGTACTTTCAACAACTTCAATTCCTGTAGTTGATGAAATAGATAATTCATATTGGAAAAATACACCTTGATTTACAATGGCGGGTAAATTCATTTCGTTATACGCAAATTGCGGATTAAGAAACGAGCGTAAATAGTCGTCTACTTGGAAGTCGATATAGTCATCTTGTACTGAAACTTGTGCTTTGTATAATTTGAAATTTGGTAATCCTAAACTTCTATTTTGATTTCCTGACCACACCCAACATTTAATAAATGCAACTCTAATTGTATTATCTTTTGCATTATTTTGTATCTTAAAATGAATAGGACTATTGCAAAATAATATACTATTAGGTGTATTAATTTCAGTTCGAGTTAGGTCATAGTCTTCTTTCCAAAGATTAGAGTAAACACCCTCGCTTTCTAAACGTAATCTTAACCAAATACCCGTAGTATATGTAAAACCACAACGTGGTGAATTAATAGAACCCGTGCTACTTGTCCACGTTACGCCATTATTTATACTTGTTTGTACTGTAACTGCATTAGGTGTCGGTGTTCCAATTATATCAAAATAAATACAGCCTGTTGCTCTGTCGTAATTAGTAATTGTAATAGTAGCCATTTATTTTTTTTGTTTGAAATGAGCGTTAATGATGTCGTTAATGTTCCCTATTATTATTTTTGTGGTATCTGGAATAAGTTTTTTCATTTCGATAAGTAGTGCATTCTTTTCTCCGCTTTCTTTTCCTTTCGGATAATTGTAAGCTCCGTAAAACATTTGATACATTATTAATCTTGTATCGGGGTCAACACGTCCATTCATTTCATCTTGAAGTCTTCCTGTATCACGCCTTGAATTAGGTTGTGCAACATCGATTATCTTTTCTTTCAATATAAGAAGTTCCGCTTTAATAAGTCGGTCAACTTTTAACTGCTCTTTACTTCTTCTCTTTGCCATTTTTACGCTTTGCTTGAACTAATGCTATTAACTTCTTTACATTACTACTTGAATTTCTTAACGCTTGTGAAACTGCTACTCTTTGAGTTTTACGACCTTGTTTAGTTTTTCCGCTTTCGTATGTATCGCCTCCTAATTTTGTTAGTACAACTTTGTAAGGTACACCGCTCGGCATCATTTGGTTTGCGTACTTTTCAAGCTGTGAATTTTCATTCCATTGTCCGTAGTATAATTGTCTAAAAGTTACCAATCCCTTAACATAAGTGAAAGCAATTGACTTCTTTAAAGAGCCTTGCTCAACGTGTGCTGTTGACTTTGCTTTATCAACAATACTTTTAGCAATAGCAAATATTTCAACTTCACTTAACAACTTTTACCACTATTAGGGATTGACAAACTTACATTAAACTGAAATCCATCTAATGAATTACGTGACCAATTTTTTAGAGGTTTTAATTTAGAAATTGAATCTAACTCGATATTATCGTCGTTGTTCTGTTCTGAAACTACATTAATAAACCTCGAAGCAATAGAATGAGTTTCATTCATATTGTCAAGATAGTTCGTATCATTTAGTAATTTAGAATCAGTCTTAATAGTAGTAGTGTTTCTTTGCTGAACTATTGTAATCTCGAAATCGCAAATAATAATATTATCTTCTATTGCTGTTGCTGTTAAGTCAGCATTTACCAAAGGATAAATATTTTCTTTATTATTATCCATTTCGATAGTTGGTACAATAGAAATCGTATTAACTAATTCGTTTAAGTTGAATAAGTTAATAACATAATCGTAGACTTTGGTTATTTCGTTCATAATCTGTAACGTATATCTTCATACGTTTGTATTTAATTAATCTGATATAATAGCTCCGTTATTAAATATATGTAAAGCATCTTCAAGACCACTTAGTCTTCCTACTCCTTTTTTTGATAACAAACCATCTTCTTGTTGTGCTTTATATCTTAAAATAAGTCGTTTTAATTTTTCAATACTTTCGTCAATAGGTATGTTTAATACTATATTTTGTTCCAAATCTTCTTTTTGTTCTAAGAAATGAATTAGCTCTTTTTCTTTTAATTCATTTTCAGCAAATATTAAAAACTTTGAAATAATACCTATTATCTTTTCTTTTATAGGTATTTCTATTGTTTCTAAAATTTCTATATTTATACTTACTACTATTTTTCCTTTTTTCATATCTATTTTATATTTTCAACAATTCTCTTTCTAATTAAATATTCGCCTTGAAATAAAAACTTATCTATATCCCAACTCCAAACCTCATTGTGTGTGTAATTGTATGTAGTGCAAAGTAAATATGTTATCTCAGCGTATATTCCATAATGTTGTACAAATTCCTTTCGCTCAACAGCACCTGACACATCACCCGAACTTGCTATTGGTGGTGGGTTGTAAATCCACTCGTATCGGCTCTTAATATCTGTTGATACTTCGTAAAAAGCGAAATAACCGCTGTTACATCCGCTAAACTAATTTTATTATAATTTATCCTTTGCCAAAAGTATTTTGGCTTTATAACCAATTTCAAGAACTCGATTATTTCATTTTCTTGAACTAAGGTATCTGCATCGATAAACTTCCCAGCGTTTGTAAATTGCAAATCTAATTTAAAATCCATCTTTGCTGGTGTAGTTGATACAAGTGCCTTTCTAAAATCTTCTAATCTTTCAGCTATTTTTGTTTTTTTATTAGGATAGAATCTTTGCATTACCTGGAGTGCTACAAACCATTCATCCGTAGCGTGTTCTTCAATAGCTTTTTGAAACTCAATGAATTTCAAATAAGGTATATCATTTTTACTTTTGATACTCATAAATAGCTTTTATAAAATGCGGTTCGTATTTAATTTCTCCGAATAGTTCTTTAAATGTTTCCTCGTTGTTCAAATCCTTTTTAACAATCGGTCTGTATTCTTTTTTTAAGAAAGGAAACAATCTTAGTAAGTGTTCTTTATTTTTTCCTAATTCCTTTAAAGGTAGTTTTTTCTTTGCCATAATTCTACAAATTTAATTAATTTTTTATAATACTTGACTAATTTTACCAAATAATTTTTTATGTACACAATATCCACCCGCTTCTGTTATGTGGTCAAAACCTGATTGTTTGTCAGGAACTCCATTTCTATACGCTTGGTTTTCCAACGCCTCAGCGTAAGTAGGACATAACTTGTCATTCACAAAATAATTATCATTCTGAAACGCTAAATTAACTGAGTTTACCCTTTCTGTTACTGGTGGGTTTTTTCTCGGTGCATCAATAGTAAATCCGTTTTGTTTGATAATTGAAAAGTCAGAAGCACCCGAACTACTCCGAGCGTTACCACTTGCATCGGGTATCATTATTATTTTATTAGTTGGGTAATTTTCTCTTAAGTAGTCGCAAATAGATTGAGTATCGTATGCTGCTGCAATTTCTCCAACTGCATATAACTTAGCATTTCTTAAAACGTGTACAACTGCGTTCATATTTGTAACGTTAAAATCTAATCCAACGTATAACTGCTCATTAGGTAAATGAGTTTCATTTGTTCTGTGCGCTTTTCGATTATAAGAAGTATAAACACTTGCTGAATTAAGATTTACAAACTCGCCATTCAAATAAGCATCTGCTTGTTCTTTTGTGTATGTATTTAAAAGCGTTTGGATATAGTCAGTAGGTAAAAAAGGATTGTCAAGGGTTTTCGCTTTAACAATTACTTTATTTTCACTTGGATTTTTTACAAAGAAATCATAAAGCCATTTGAACCCCTCGGGTGTTCCTACAACATCGGTTTTGTTTTGTTCTCCATTTGGTAACCTCGACCTATTACGCCCTATAATTCTAACAAAGATATCCTCCATCTTATCTTTAGATAATATATCTGTTTCATCAATTAGAGAATATCCAACCTCGTATCCTACTATCCTTTCTGGGTCTGACATATTGCGTAAAATAATACATCCGTAAGGCGTCGTAATACGATTATCTGACTTATTCAAAGTATATTGAATTTCATACTTTGTTAATTGTTCGCAGAATTTAGGAATAGCAACATCTGAAATCAATCCGTATGTAGGTAAGTAATAAGCAACATCAATACCTTTGTATTGAAGTTTCTTTATTATTGTTTTAGCAACACCACAAAAGGATTTTCCACTACCATAACCGCCTATTAGTGCTGTATGTGTTGCGTTGGAGTTGATGAAATCCCTTTGGTGTTTAAGAGTTGCTATCTTTAGTTGCATCTACTAATATAATTTCAGTGAACGGAGTTAAATTCGTTTGCTCAATAATCTGTTTCGGTTTGCCATACATATACTCGAAGAACATTTTTATAGCCCAATCTTTACCTAGTTCAATTGCTTCTGATAGTTTAGCGTGTGCGGTAGCTTCCATTGGAGAAAGTTTCTCAATTAGCTTTTGTTCTTCTGCTTTTGGCTTTCGTCCTCCGTTGGAATGACCTCCATTATTTTTTCTTTTATCGTTTTCCATAATTGAAATAAATTGAGTTCAATTATTAAAATAGTATTTCTATTCCAATAATTGTCACTATAATAACTGATACTAAAAACACAATAATATTATCTTTGTAATCTTCCATCTACTATTTAGTTTTAAAGTATTCACGATTAAAACCATCTTCAAAGTAAATAGTTTCAGGATTGTGTTTTTCGTAAATTTCTTTGGTTGTTTCTTCCGTTTTAATTATTAACATTTGCGTGTTGTATGTAGCTCTCCAGTATCTATAAAAGTCTACCGAATCAGTTGAACAACTTGTTAAAATGAATAATAATAGTAATAATAGTTTTTTCATAATTTACAAAATTAGTTATTTTTATTTAATACCATACATAAAATAGTCAATTTCTTTTTTCAACTCCTTAACTTTTGTATTTTCTCTATCGTTTAATACCAACAAACTTACCATAATAATCAAATTCAAAACTAACAAAGTTATCAGTTCCAATATACCTAAATGTATAAATCCAATGATTTTTATAAGTTTTATCAACGTATTTCTCAGGAAGTGTGCAATTCTTTGATATTCCACTTAATCGTATTTCTTGACCATTCTTTGAGAGTTGAGGTTCAAAATCAATATTTAGTTTAAATCCGTTAATATTTATTTTTTCCATTTTACCAATTTTTAAAATATTCATTTAAAGTAAGACTTCCAAATATAATTCCTTTTCCTTTTTGTAAACAAAATGCAATCTTACCTTGTTGATTTAATTCATTTATTCTTTGCTCTTGTAGTGGTTTTAAATTATCGTTAACTTCTTTACTTTCAATCCAAATATCTTTATAACCTTTCTTAAAAGCATACAAATCTGGGTATCCATTATCTGAAAGTTTTATGATTTTTAAAACTATATAACCTCTTTTTTTAAGAAAATTTTTTATTTTTGTTTGAAACGTTGAAGCCATTTTTATCAATTTTAAAGTCTTTACAAAATGTAGATAATGTATAATCGGTTTTATTCAATACTCTATTATATATTTTTTCCTCAATTCCATTCTCTGAAAATATCCAGTAAATATCATTTGATTTTCGGTCCATTGTTGTTAGTCTGTCTTTTGCCTGGAAGTAGCTAACTGCTGAAAATTGCAAATTTAAGAATATAAGATAATCGGCTTTTGCTAAACTTATTCCTTCACGTCCTGAAACAATTTGTAATGCTATATTTTTATTACTATTATTAAATTCATATAAATTATTTGTTAAATCAATTCCAAATGTTTGTTTTAACATTTCCAACTCGGCAACAAAATTATAAAATATTGCTATCTTTTTACCTTTGAACTTTTCTTTTATAAACTCGGATTTTGAATTATCAATTATTTGAGTAGTTCCATCTTCATACTTAATAGTTCCACTAAATAGTTGGTGTATCTTTTGCTGAAGTTTTACACCAGTATCTGCAATTATTTGCTTACCGCTTGACTTTGATGTAACCACTAAATCTTTAATTAACTTTTCAGTTATTGCATAAGTGATAGGTTTCATTTTTACTTTTATAATATTCTCTTTTACATCGGTTGTAAATCCAGCTTGTTCTTGTGTAAATGTTAGAATATAGTATCTTATATGATGCCAAAAATCATTTTTACGAGCATCTGAGTAGTCTTTCACTTGTGCATATCCTAAATATTTTAATTTAATATTTACATATTCATTTGCCCACTTATAAAAGTTAGTGTACTCTTTAAAAGGGCTATGATTTGACAAAGTAAACAAATGATAATATTGAGAATAGCTTTCAGGTGTTGGTGTACCTGATAACATAATCATAGGAATATCTCCAAACCTTGACTTAACGTCTTTATGATATTTTGATGGTTTAGGATAAGAAGTATATCCATGCACCTCATCAATTATAACTACATCGAAATCGTTTGTTTCAATCTTATGTAAACTCTCTCTGTTTATAATTGTTAAATCAAATTTATCTACATAACCGAAATCCCAGTAGTCATTCTCAATACTCGAAAATGCTTTTATTTTAGTAATGAATAAAACTCTTTTCGCTCCAAACTTTTTACACGTTTCTAATGCTGTTGTAGTTTTTCCAGTTCTTACTTCCATAAATAAACATACTAACTTTTTTAAGGTTAATATTTCACTTGCGTCTTTTGAAATTCTTATTTGATAATCTCTTAACTCTTTTTTCATAATTAGAAATCTATATCGTCGTTATCTTCAATTTTATTCTCAACATTTTTTTCAAAAATACCAAACCATTTTAAACCATTACTTGAACCTTGTTCAAAACGATACTCTTTATAGTTTGCATATTTCTGTATCCAAATATTAAATCGGTTTCTTTTTAACCATTTGTCAAAATCTTTATTGTCATTAACAAATGCATTAAAGTATTGGCTTTTGTCATTTCGTGTATTAATAGGGAAGTTTTCATAATCAATAATCCACTCATAAAAATCCATATTTGTTTCAGCAATAAACTTACGCAATACAATATTTTTAGCATTTTGTTTTATAAGTCCTGACTTAAGATACATTTGTAAACAATAAACCATATAATTATCAAACTTTTGGAAATCTTCAATTTCCCACTCATCAAATAATTGCTTCCCAAATTCCTCATCAGGTGTTAAATCCTTGCCGTAATATTGCGCTATTTCTATTTCGTGTCTACGTCTATTATGAGAGTTACCCTCGCCTTTTATAGCGTAATTTGTACTCATTACAATCTTTGGACTATCATGCACATTTAATTTAATAGCATCTTTATTTTTACGCTCTAAAGTCATTCCCTCAGTAACAAGCGAAAACTTATCTTCAAAATCAAAGTTCTTTTTAACATCGTCAAATACTAATATTTTTGTATCTAAAGAAACGGTCTGATAGGCAAATGACTTTTTGCTATCAAATTGTTTACCATCAATAATTGATGTATTTCTAATCTGACTTAAACCTTGTACAAATAAACCTTTACCAGTTCCCCCCTCTGGGTTGTCTGAAATAATCTCATCATTTAAAATAACTGCCTTATTATTACTTCTATTCTTATAAGTACTAATTAAATAACCAATAGTAACTTCAATAGGGAAAGGTTCATTTGCCGATATATTATTAATAAATTTTTGATAGTCATTTTCAAAATTTTCTAAACTTATAAAGTCACGATCTAATATGTGGCTTTCCCAAATATAGCCATCAACATCAATATAATCTACTAACTTAATCTCATTTTTTGTAATTTCTAAAATTCCATTTTTAAAAGCCAAATAAGAAGTTTGTCTGTTATCAATTAACATTATCAAATCAATACTTTCTAACATAAGTAAAAACTGCTCACTAAATAAGTTTTGATAGTTTGCGCAATAATTCCAAACATCAAACTCTTTCCTATCCATTAAGAAATCCAATACAAAATCCTTAATCTTTGATGTTGAGGTTAATTTAACCTTATTTGATTGTATTGATACAAATTGAGGTTTATCACTTTCATTTGGAAAATGTTTTTTAAATCCATTTCGCTCTAAAAAGTATTTATACTTTAACGGACTTATAGCTATTTTTTCTTTACCAGTTTTTTCGTTTACGATAATGTACCAAAAGTCTTCGGCTTCTTCGGCTTCCTTTATTTCGTTATAAACATCCTCCTCAATGTTATACTTTTCAAGTACTTCTTTTTTACCTTTCTTTAAATCGCTTTTTATCTTATCAATCTGTTGGTAATTCTCAAAGTATTTCGAATTAAAAGAACGTCGTTTATAAGCTGACTTAATTGTATTTTTACACTCAGTTTCTGAAAAGTCACCATAAACCACATTATTTTGAATATAACCTAAAGCTGTACTTTCAGAAATACCATACTCACAAAATGCACCAGCTAAATCAAAAATAAAGCTATTACGCTCACCCTCTATAAAATCCTTACTCCAATTGAATTTCATTATTTTTTCAATAATAATATCCTCATCATTTATTGGAATTAAAGGAACTCTGTCTTTAATATCAAAACCCTCATCTATTAAAGTAGGTTCATAGGTTTGCGCATCATAATTAATATAAATATCTGTATCGTAACTTTCAAAACATACCCTATCCACATTACAATTTGACTTATCAAAATAATCATATTGATAATGACTATTAAATGCTTTGAAATATTTTTCGTGTTCAATCTTATTGCACACTGGTATTTTTACAACTCCTTTTATTCCTTTACCACTTGGAGAAATAAATAAAGATACAAAATGATTATTCTTTTTAAGTTCGTGTAAGTGATCAAACATTACGTCTTCAGTTGGGTACTTATCAAAATCAACAACCATTAACCCGCTATGATTAATAAGTCCATCTTTATTTCGTTCTTTAAATTCGCCACCAAAAATAATACAAGGAAGTTTTTGTTTTAATTTATCAGCTAATTCTTTAGTCTCTGCTTTTCGTACTAGTTCAACAAGTTCTTTTGATTTACCTTGTTTTATACGTTCAAAGCATTTCCATAACGGTATGATATAAGGAACATCTTGTGACTTAAGGAGCTCTTTAAAAACTGATATATTTGTATCTTTCATAAATTATTAAAATAAGAAATCCCATAAATCCACCGCCTCTGAACTCGGTTTCATTATGGGATTAATATAATGTCTTTTATATATTCAGAGGTTTAGCAAATATAATAATAAATATAATAATAAATACAATAGTACGAAGTTTTTTTTAAGTGCGAAGTTTAAATCTAACTTCGACCTTTGTTAAGTATTGTAAAATATAGGATTTTTATTTAAAAGTACGAAAGTTCGAAGTTTTTTTTATTTTTCACACCCCCATATTAAAATAAAAATATTTTTTTAAGCCCCCCTATACACGAAATAAACTTCGCACTTTTATTAAATAAAAAAACCTACTCTAAAGTAGGTTTAATTAGTTGTGTATTGTTTAGTATTAAAATTCTA